CTTCATAATAGGCCGCGTATAAAAGGAAGTCCTGTATATAATCGTCTACTAATGTTTGATAAACACCTGTTAAAGTATTTGCATCAATATCACTTAAGATTTTTTGATATAATTTAGAGCCCGTTATACGCTGGACCGAAATATCCTGTCCTGTTCTAACTGCGTTTTTTAGCAATTCCGTATCCACAGAATCATTTAGATCTGTGAATTGACGTAATTTAGCTTCTGATATGATTAAGGTATTTGTCATGCTAAAGGTAATTCGGTTATTGGTTCGTTTTCATTAACACCCGCTTCTCTATCTGCTGTTTCAATTTCAGCTTCCAATTCACTATCATCACCTACTTCAGCATCAATAGAAGTTACTACATCTACATCTTCTGAACCATCAGTAAATAATTTTAATTGCTGAACACCAACAGTAATATCTAATTCTGGGTACATATATTCAAGTAAATCCTCTATTACTTGTAAAATATCTTGTTGGAATGGTCTTATTACTGTGTTTACTAATAATAAATAAGCATCTACTACTTCATCTCTACCTCCTAATTGTCCGGATGTTTTAATACCTAAAATCATAGGTGAAGTAATACGGTGACCTGTTAAGATACGTTGTATAACCATATCATTAATGGTTGTATAATAACCATCAGTATTATTTGTAGGAATAGGTTCAATCCTTGGAGCATTCTCTGGGGAATCTACATCAATATACATTAAATTACCAGCATTATTAGTACCAGAGTATTGTAATTGAAGCATTCTTTCAATTGCTTCTCTTTCTTCCTCGTTTGCGTTAGTAAATGTAGTAATTGATAGAGAAGGTGCTAAACCATTTTTAATATTATTTACGTGGAAATTAGAAGTTTCAATATCTAATTCTATATCACGTAAAGCACCTACATAATCAGGTAATGGGTAATATTTTTGACCTGGACGGTAAGGATTGAAAACATAAATTTGTTTTGGCTCCTCCATATTTTTTTCAGGGTTAAATACTGGTAAATATGGCATTTCATCGATTGGAGCTTGTCCATAACGATAATTTTCATTCCACTCATCACTTACGTAATATCCCGGTATTTGTCCTCTGTAATTTTTTTCTTTTGCTCTTAACCACGAAAAATCAATGTGGTATACTTCAGCAATTCTTGTTCTGGATTTATTCCAAATAACCTCCATTGCGAAACCTCCATACAATTTGTAATCTTGGGCTACCTTTTTAAATACATCATTCCATGATTCGCTTGATGAATTAGCTTTATCTAAAACAAATTCAGGATCTGCTGTTAAACCTTCACCTACAATACCATCTACAATTGCGTTTACACACGTATTGTGAATAGATGAGTTGTTATAAAGATCAATTAAATCGTTTGGAAATGAGTTATACTGACCGAATTTAACGTATTGGTCTGTATTTTTTTCTAAAATATTAATTCGAGTATTAAACTCTTTTTTAATATTTGCAAATTTTAGTTTATCCATTGTATGTTGTATATGTTCCGTTCTCGTTTGGCGATACATATTGAGTTATATCTACATTGTTGCTACCTGAAATCCAAGCTCTATCTGAGTAAATTAAATCAATAGGTTGTTCTTCACCTGCATCATTCCATATTTCATTATATGAATCCCAAGCAACAGCTACTTGATTCCAAACTGCCGCAACTTCTTCATTTGTGTAAATATCTACATCGTATTGTCCTGTATAACTAGGAACTAAACTACCTGTATTTGAAAACACCAACCAATTTTTATATTGGGTAGGAGATGATGTAGTTGTTACTTTAAATGTCCCATTACTATTGTCATAAGACTGAGAGTAAACGACTACTAATTCATCATAGTATCCTGATGCTGTATTTACCGTATTAATATACGCAGCATTTGTGTTGGTGGCAAGGGACTTGTTAAATTGTAGCATATCTTCTATAAAAAAAATAGGGTTACAGCATAAGCCATAACCCCATTTCTAATTGATTTTATTATCCAAGCGTGATTCCACTAAGGGAGCCACTTAAGCTACCTGAAATTTCAGAAGCTGGATTTGGTTCTTGACCTGTGAAGGTTAAAGAATAGCCATTTAAATCTCCAAATGCAGTACCTGTTGCTCCTGTACCGGATAACAACTGCATACCTCTGTCTTCACCTAATAACCAGTAACGACCTACGCCATCAACTGTACCATTATTAGTTTCAACAATTACTTTTAAATTTGGATTTTGTGCTAATACTTTAACTTGATTACGAGTAGAAGACTGTAACTTAAAGAACACTGCATTTAGTGTTTGCTCATAGAATACAGTTCCGTTTTCAGGAGTTGAAGTTATCGCTTCAGTAAAATCTGAAGTTTGACGGAACAACTCGAATTTATAAAATTCACCTGAACCAGTAATACCTGAAATTAACCCTTCACTTGCGTCTGTAACGCTGGTAATAGAACCAGATAGGATATATAAGTTAGCTATACCGCCTGTATTATCTCTACAGCCGAGCGTAAATCCTGATGTAATATCACATGTTGACATATTATTCTGGTTTTAATTAATATTGGAGGGGATATTTCACCCCTCCTCTATTAAGGGTTATTATTAGGCTACGTCGTTAGATACCCAGAACTCTGGATAAGCTACGTTTACACCAAGTTTAGTTGAGATTCTGTGTTTCAATTGATCTGAATTGATATCATACCATAATTGGAACTCAGAGAAATCGCTCATCAAATCAGTACCAGCAACAATTTGCTTAGCAGGTCCTAATACGATTCTTGATGAACCGTTCAAACCAGTTGTACCTACAATTTTAGCATTTTGGAATGGCATGCCAATTTCCAAGATACCACCTCTGTTTTGAACACTTACTGGATCAAAGTAGAAGTTGTTTTGAGTACGGATGTTTGCGATCAATGAACGGAATTTGCTTACAGACATAAAGTAAGTAAGGTCGTCTCTATCAGCTACGTCATCAGATAATGCAGCAAGCATTACTTCTAAGTTAGCTAATGTTGCATCACCTGTACCAGCTACTACTACACCAGTAGTTGAACCTGAGATGATTTGTTTCAAACCGTCAGAAGAACATGAAAGTGAACCTGAAGTTTGCGTCCATAAGAACGAGTCATTTGCTTTCTGGAATTGGTTAACTAACAATTCAGAGTAGTTAGTTGCTAGAGCGAATGTTTCGTTGTACGAACCTCTTTCTAGAGCTGAAATTCCTAAATAAGTACGATCCATGTCTTTAAGACAGATACCATCAAATGAGGTACGTGGACATACTGTAATGTTTCTTTGTGAAAAGTCTAATGAACCAGAAGGAGTAGATACACAAGTCCCTGATTGGATCTGTAAATCAACTTCCATTAGGTTAATAGGCTCTTGGAATTTAACACCTTCTTTAATTGTGATGTATTCCATGGTACTTCCACCGTATACCATTTTTGCTACTAATTCACCTGCTACTTCGTTGTTGAAGTCACTAAGTGCGGTTACGTCTAATCCCATGATTATTTGTTTTTAGTTTTAAGTTGTGCCATTGCGGCTTTAATTCTGTCTGCATTTGCTGCAGTCTCTACATTGAATGTTGAAAATTTAGCTTTAGGAGCTGGTTTAGAAGACATCATTGTTGCTTCTGCTGCTGGAGCATCGATAACAACTTTAACTTTTTCTTCTAATTCAGCCATCTTTTCCTTCATTTTCCCCATTTCTTCTTTTACTTCTGAAACAATTGCTTCAACGATAGATTCTACATCCATCATTTCTTCTTTCTCTTCTTCATGCTCAGCAAGGTCAGCTTTGATATCGGCTTTTTCATCCTTGATACCATCTAAATAGCCTTCCTCCTCTGCATCTGTACGAGCGTCGAATTCTTCAGCAATTACTTCTTCAGTAGACTCAGCAGACATTTCTACTTTAGTTTCTTCTTTGGCTACCTCTTCAGTTGCAAATGTTTCTTCTACAGTGTTTTCGGGTGCTACCTCAGCTTCTACTAAATTGAAATGGCTTTTCACCAAGTCGCGTAATTCATTTGAAGTCATAATTTTATGATTGGGTTAATAAATTGAAGCAGCACCCTATGGTACTGCATATATAAATATCAAAAAATAACTCCCCATCACTTAGACACTTAAACGTGCCCTCGTAAAGGAGAGTTGATACCTTCTGAATATAATGTTACTTAGAAGAGAGATAGTTGGTGCGACAAATGGCTGCTGCTTGAGCTTGTGATTTACCTGCTTCAACTTCTACTGGAATACATCTATTGAGATATTTGTCTAGTC